GGAACAAAGGAAACTTAGAACTAGAGAATGGTTCTAAGATAATTGCATCTTCCACATCATCATCTGCAATTCGTGGTTACAGTTTTTCATTATTGTTCTTGGATGAGTTTGCATTTGTACAGAGAACGATTGCTGATGCATTTATTAAATCAGTTTATCCAACGATTTCATCTGGTAAAGATACCAAGATTATCATGGTATCGACACCCAATGGATATAACTTGTTTTATAAGTTCTGGAATGATGCTGTAGAAGGTAACAACCAGTTTAAGACATTCAAGATTCATTGGACTAGTATTCCAGAACGAGATCAAGAATGGCGTAAGAAGATTATCTCTGATATTGGTGAGGAGGCATTTCGACAGGAGTATGAAGCAGATTTTCTAGGTTCTTCCAATACTCTTATAACATATGAAAAATTACAAGAATTATCTTATTGTTCACCCATCTGGACAAAAGACGATTTAGATGTATATGTTGAACCAGAAAAAGATAGATTATATACTATCACAGTTGATACAGCTCGTGGACAAGGTTTAGATTATTCTACGTTTACAGTTTTTGATACGACTGAAGTTCCATACAAAATTGTAGCTAAATACAGAAATAATACTGTTGCACCGCTGCTTTTTCCTAATATTATAAATATTGTAGGAAAGAAATATAATGATGCTTATATTTTAGTTGAAAGCAATGACATTGGAGCTCAAGTAGCAGACGTTCTACATCACGATTTAGAATATGAAAATCTCTTAACAGTATCATGGTTTGGTAGACATGGCCAACAAATATCAAGTGGCCATCGTAAAGATATTTCATTAGGAGTAAGAACAACCAAACAAGTTAAAAAGATAGGTTGTTCAAATCTAAAGAGTTTAGTTGAAGAAGATAAGTTACTTATTCCAGATTATGATATTATTTCTGAGTTGACGACATTTGTAACCAATGGTGATACATTTGCTGCTGAAGAAGGAGCAAATGATGATTTGGTTACAACATTAGTTTTGTTTGGTTGGTTAGTAGATCAATCGTATTTTAAAGAATTGAGTAATCAGAATATACGGGAAAAATTATATCAAAACAAAATGGATACTATTGATGATATGACAATCCCTTTTGGTATTATTGATGATGGATTGACTGATGTGTATGAAAGAGATGCTGAAGGCGATCTCTGGAAAACAGTACATACGTTTAACAAGTAAAATCTATATCAATATTAAGAATGTAAAAGGAGAAAACAAATGCCATTTCAAGTATCACCCGGAATAGTAGTAACAGAACAAGACCTGACTACTGTTGTTCCTAACGTCGCGACAAGTATTGGAGCCGTAGCTGGTGGATTCCAATGGGGTCCGGTGTTAGAAAGAGTACAGATTTCAACAGAGAATGATTTAGTCAGTACGTTTTGGAAACCAGATGCAACTACCGCAGAATATTTCTGGACAGCTGCAAATTATCTTGCTTATGCAAATAATTTACTTGTTGTTAGAAATGTAGGTACAAATGCAAAAAATGCTGTCGTTGGAGATAGCGATGCTGGTACAGCAATACTAGTAAAAAACAAAGATCATTTTGACGGTCTTACATTTTCAGACCAATTATTTGTTGCAAAGTATCCTGGCGCCTTAGGCAATAGTTTAAAAGTACAAGCTATAGATCAGGATGGTTGGGCAGACGCTACAGTTAATGCAGTTTTTCTTGCAAACTTTGATAGGACTCCCGGAACATCTACTGATGTTGCTAATGCTGGTGGTTCTAAGGATGAGATGCACGTTATAGTTATTGATGAAGATGGACTTTGGACAGGAAATCCTGGACAAGTGTTAGAAAAATTTGCATTTGTAAGTAAAGCATCTGATGCAAAAAGAATTGATGGTTCAAGTAATTATGTTGTAGATGTTATGCGTAATGAATCTGAATATGCATGGGTTGGTTTGGTAACTAAGTTTACTGAAAATTCAACTGGTGCAGATGTAAATGCTGGTCAACCAAAAGCTGGTGCAACATTTAAAACTTTTAATAGTGCAACTGCTGCTCAAGCAGTTCCAGGTGGTTCATTGACACTTGGTGTTGACGATAATGTACAGACTGATGCATTACTTCAAGCTAGTTATGCATTGTATCAAACACCAGAAGTTGTTGACATTACGTTGGTGATGGCAGGACCTGCATCAACTACAACTGCTCGTTGGATTGTAGATAATATTACATCTGTACGAAAAGATTGTGTTGCTTTTGTTTCAGCTGTGAAAGCATCTGTTGTTAATAATTCTGGTTCTGAAGTTACAGCACTTACCACAGATAATACTGCACTTGGTTCTTCCAGTTATGCAGTAATGGATGGTGCATGGAAATATCAGTATGACCGATATCGAGATGTTTTCTTATACGTTCCGATGAATGGTGATATGGCAGGACTTTGTGCGAGAACAGATTTTACAAATGATGCATGGTGGTCACCTGCTGGTTTGACTAGAGGTACTGTCAAGAATATTGTTAAACTTTCTTGGGAGCCTACTAAAGCAAATCGTGACACGTTGTATCCGTTAAGCGTAAATCCACTTATTACTCAAAAGGGAGCTGGTGTAGTTCTTTGGGGTGATAAGACAATGCAAACAGTTCCAAGTGCATTTGATAGAATTAATGTACGAAGATTGTTCATTGTTTTGGAAAAAGCAATCTCAATAGCTGCGAAAGCAATGCTCTTTGAGTTCAATGATGAGTTTACAAGATCCCAATTCGTGAATATGGTTGAGCCTTTCTTGAGAGAGGTAAAAGGACGCCGTGGTATTACGGACTTTAAAGTTGTATGTGATACGTCAAATAATACTGGACAAGTAATTGATACGAATAATTTTGTGGGTGACATATATATTAAACCAAATCGTTCAATTAACTACATCCAGTTAAACTTTATTGCCGCTAGAACTGATGTTTCTTTCTCAGAAATCGGTGGTTAATCTTATAAATACTATAAAAACTTAAAGGAGTAATAACATGGCAGTAAATATTCACGATTTTAAACAGAAGTTTCGTGGTGGTGTTCGACCGAATCTGTTTCGTGTGAACATCGCTCATAATGTTGGTATTGGTGAGATTGAGTTCTTGTGTAAAGGAGCTCAAATTCCAGCTTCTACCATAGGTAATATTGATGTACCTTTTCGTGGACGCCAATTAAAAGTTCCCGGAGATCGTACATTTGCAGATTGGACTGTAACAGTCTTGAGTGATCCGACATTTGCTACACGCCAGGCTTTTGAAGTTTGGAGTGGACAGATTACGGCTCATGCTGCTAACGTATCTACATTGAATTATACTAGTCTTTATGGTAGTGCGCAAGTAATTCAATTAGGTCGAAGTGGTGATTCAATTCGTTCATATAAGTTACAAGACATCTATCCAGTTGAAGTTGGTGCGATTGATCTTGCTATGGATTCAAATGATACTGTTGAAGAATATACAGTAACATTTGCAGTCAATAATTTCCATTCAGGTGGAGAGTCTGGTTTTGATGGTAGTACGACTCAAGACAATGATTGGGAAATCGGAGTTAGAGGCCGAGTCCAAGCAGGTCCATTTAGCATTGGCGTAAATGAAACGATTGGTGGTAACTTCTAAATAGTTAGTGAAATTAAAGGGGGGTGAGTTTCTCACCCCCTTATTATTATGAAATAAACAAGGAAACTATATATGGCGATTGAGTTATTTGGTTTTGAATTAAAATCTAAGAAAGAAAAGAAACAAAAAACTTTTGTCACACCAGAGAATCTTGATGGTGCAACTACGGTTATTGATGGTGGTGGCATCATGGGGCATTATCTTAACCAAGATGTTGATGCCAAAGATGAAAAGGTTTTAGTTCAAAAATACCGTGACATGAGTTTTTCTCAAGAAGTTGATGGGGCTGTAGAAGATGTAGTTAATGACGCAGTAATTCACGAAGAAGGAAAACCAGTAGTAGCACTTGACTTAGATAAGTTAGATTATACTGATAGTATTAAAGATAAGATACATACAGAGTTCTCTACAATTCTGGACTTGTTAGATTTTAATCATAACGGTACAGACTTGTTTAGAAAGTGGTACATAGATGCAAGATTGTATCACCATATAGTTGTTGATAAGGGTAGGCCTAAAGATGGAATTAAAGAATTAATTCCAATCGACCCAATGAACATTAGTAAAGTTCGTGAAGTTGAAAAAGAAAAAACTGGTGAAGGTATAGAAATTATTAAGAATGTTCTTGAATATTATGTGTACACACCAGACTCAATGACAACTGGTACATTTCAACAAGGAATGCCAGGAAGTCAAAATGCAGTTCGTGTTGCACCAGATGCGATTTCATATGTTCACTCAGGATTAATTGATACAGCTAAACAAATTGTTATTGGTTATTTGTATAAAGCAATTAAACCATTTAACCAATTACGAATGATAGAAGATGCACTTGTTATCTATAGATTAGCGAGGGCACCGGAACGAAGAATATTTTATATTGATGTTGGTAATCTTCCGAAGTTGAAAGCAGAGCAGTACTTACAACAGGTAATGAATCGTTATAAACAGAAAATGATTTATAACGCATCATCGGGAGAAGTAGAAGATCAACGTAAACATCTTTCCATGTTGGAAGATTTCTGGTTGCCAAGACGAGAAGGTGGTCGTGGTACTGAGATCAGTACACTTCCTGGTGGACAGAATCTTGGTGAAACAGATGACATAGAATATTTTAGAAAGAAACTGTATAAGTCTTTGAATGTTCCAATCTCAAGAATTGAGGGAACTGATTCGACACAATTTAATCTTGGAAGAGCTTCTGAGATTACAAGAGATGAAGTAAAGTTTGGAAAGTTTATTAATCGTTTACGACATAAGTTTTCTTATCTCTTTTGTGATTTATTGAGAGTTCAGTTGATTCTTAAAGGTATTATCAAAGAAGAAGATTGGATTGCTATTAGAGATCGTATTGATTATATTTGGGCTAAAGATTCTCATTTCATGGAGTTAAAGAGCTCTGAGATAATGAGGGATCGTTTTGAGTTAGTTTCAATGGCTGAGGAGTATGTTGGTAAATATATTTCAGCAGAGTATCTGCGTAAAAATATTCTACAACAAAGTGAAGAACAGATTAAAGAAATTGATAAACAAATGGCAGCAGAAAAACCAGAAGAGGAAGAAGATGATATGGGAGATGTAGATGATGAGGACTTCTAAAGCGCAAACTACTATGAAATCTATTTTAAAAGTCAAGACTCAAAGTTTTCTGGAAAATTATAGAGCAAATAGAATGAAAGGTACATTAACAGAAGAAATTAATATTGTTGGAAATGATGAAAAACAAATTAAAAAATTAATTAAAGAAGGTACTCTTACAGATAAATTATTAATTGAAGCAATCAAAAATGTAATGAAAGAAAGGATCAAAAATGACTGACATTAAAAGTACTGTATTAAAAAATATTTTAAGTAAAAAATTAAACAAGGCTAAAGAAGGTATGACACAGATTCTTAGAGATAAATCTTTTAAAGCCATTGAAGATTTAAAATCAACTTTTAAATATGAACTTCCAACAAAAGATGCACCTGCACCAGAGGCTGCACCAACACCAGAACCTATAGAGGCAGATAAATGAAATCTTTTAAACTTTACTTAGAAGGTCTTGACGACCTTAAAAAAGCAAATAGAAAAAAAGAAACTAAGTTACGTCAAGACAATAGAGATAAAGAGAATGATGCTCGTAGAGCTGATATGGAAAAGGCTCAAGATAAACGACAAGATGATAGAGAAAAAGAAATAGAAAAACGAATGTCTAAAAATAAAAAAGAAAGTATCATTCAAAAAGTAACTGAGTATATTAAAGCAAATGGTAAAAGACGTAAGTGTGCAGGTGGTGATGGTCGAAGAACTGAGAACCATGATTGTGATAAAGTACATTCTGACATGACACATAAAGAATGGGAAGCATCACAAGATACACCAAAGGATGAAACTAAAAAGTAATGAAAATAGTTGATGACATGATTGACAATATTCTTGATGAGGTGATGAGTAAATCAACTCGTATGAAGAAGTCAAGAATGATGAGAACAAAAGCAAAACAGATTGCTCGTAAACGTAAGATTGCTATGAAACGTAGAGCAACACCAGAGAAATTAAAATCAAGAGCATTGAAAAAGGCAAGAGATTTAATTGCAAAAAGAATTTTAAAAGATAGAAAAAAATCTGATTTATCATTGGCAGGTAGAGAACGATTAGAAAAACAATTAAGTAAGAAGAAGTCAGTAATTAAAAGAATTGCAAAAAAGATATTACCAAAAGTTCGTAGTGCAGAAGCTGAACGATTAAAGAAAAGAGGGGAAAGCGAATGAAACTAATAACTGAACATACTCACGAGGTTGAATATATTACTGAGGGTAAAGGTAAAGAGCAGTATATTAAAGGTATCTTCATGCAGGCTGATATTAAAAATCAGAATGGTAGATTATATCCACATGCTGTTTTAAAGAAAGAAGTGAATAATTTTAATAAGCGTTATGTTGCAGAAGGTCGAGCTCTTGGAGAACTTGGACATCCAATGGGACCCATTATTAACTTGGATCGAGTTTCTCATGTTATTAAAGAATTAAAAGAAGATGGTAAGAATTTTGTTGGTAAAGCAAAAGTTATGGATACTCCAAATGGTAAGATTGTAAAAAATCTTATCAGCGAAGGAGTTAAGCTTGGTGTATCTTCCAGAGGTATGGGAAGTGTTAAACCAAACAAGAAGGGTGTGAATGAAGTACAAGGAGATTTTGTTTTGTCTACAGTTGATATTGTTGCTGACCCGTCAGCACCAGATGCATTTGTTAATGGTATTATGGAAGGCAAAGAATGGGTATGGGAGAATGGTGTTATCAAAGAACGAGATATTAATAGTATGAAGAAAACTATTGAGAACGCAAAAATGAGGGAATTGGAACAAAAAAAGATAGATGTTTTTGCAAAATTCCTCCAAAATCTTTAATGTTATAAATATTATAACGAATAAATTACTTTTAGGAGATTAACAATGGCAAAGAAAGAAACACTCACAGATGATGGAAAACTTGAAGAGGTTGATATGGAAGAAGCGAAGAAAAGTGCTAATAAAGAATTAGGTATGCCTGATATAGATGATGAAGAAGGCCGAGAAGATTCAGAGCCTGATGGAGAAGATGGCACCAAAAAAGAAACTCCACCCAAATCTAAAAAGTCTAATGCTTCTGCAAAACAAGAAGCTAAAGCAAAGAAAGAAGAAGATGATGATTATGAAGATGATGATGACGAAGATGAAGATGAGATGGAATCTAAGTCTAAGAAAGAATCTAAATCTAAAAAAGAAGGCAAACCACCTTGGTTGGATAAAGACAAAGATGATGATGACGAAGATGACGATAAAGACGAGTCTAAAGCCAAGAAGGAAGAAAAAGAAATCGAAGTTGATGTTTCTGAAGATGTTTCTGCATTGATTGATGGAGAAGAACTTTCTGAAGAATTTAAGACAAAGGCTGCTACAATTTTTGAAGCTGCAGTTAAGTCTAAGATTGCTAAGATTCGTAAGCATGTTCGTGAAGAATCTAAGAAAGATATGGAAGAAAAAACAGAAAGCATCCAGAAAGAGATGACAGAGAAGATGGATGAGTATATGAATTATGTTGTTAAAGAATGGATGGAAGAAAATAAACTCGCTGTTGAACAAGGTGTTCGCAACGAAGTTACAGAGAGCTTTATTTCTGGTTTGAAGAAGTTATTTGAGGAACATTATATTGATGTTCCAGAAGAAAAGGAAGATGTCTTTGAGAGTCTTGTACAAGAAGTTGCCGAACTGGAAACTAAACTTGACGAGCAAACTCAGAAGCACATGGATACGGTGAAAGATTTAAATACTTATAGAGCTAAAGACGCATTCCGTGATATCGTAGAAGGCATGGTTGACACAGACATTGAAAAAATGAAAGAGTTAACTGAAGATGTTGATTACGAATCAGATGAACAGTACAAAGAAAAACTGAACATTATTAAAAACAGTTACTTTAAATCAGAAAAGAAACTGGAAGATAATAAGGATACGGCAGCAACTAACAAAGAAGTGGCCGATGGAAAAAGTGATGGTAGTATAGATAGTGTCATGGCTGCAATTTCTAACTTAAAGAAGTAACCTTATTTTAAATATATGGATAAAGTGAAATGAAGTTTGTTAAATTAAAATTTTAAATTAATAAAGGAGAAGTACAAATGTATTTATCTGAAACTATTCAGGATAAGTGGAAACCAGTAATGGAACATGGTGACCTTCCTGAGATTAAAGATTCTTATCGTAGAGATGTTACTCTACGACTCCTAGAAAATCAAGAGAAGTTTCTCTCTGAGCAACCTGCAAATGATTCAGGCACCATGCCTGACACGGGTGGAGTTGCAAAGTGGGATCCGATTCTTATTTCTCTAGTTCGCAGAGCAATGCCTCAGATGATTGCTTATGATGTATGTGGTGTTCAGCCAATGACCGGTCCTACGGGATTGATCTTTGCTATGAAATCACATTACACTTCACAAGCTGGTGCTGAAGCATTATTTGACGAAGCTGATACTGATGCAACTGGTGGTGGACTTGGTACGCATGTTGCTACTGATGATACTAACAATCCGTTTGATGGTACTTGGACAACGGGTACTGGTCATACGACTGCACAGGGTGAAGCTCTCGGCGATGGTGGCGGAACAAATTATTCTCAGATGGCTTTCACCATCACGAAAACTTCTGTTACTGCTAAAACTCGAGCTCTCAAAGCAGAGTACTCAACGGAACTTGCTCAGGATCTAAAAGCCGTACATGGTTTGGATGCTGAAACGGAACTTGCGAATATTCTCTCTACTGAGATTCTTGCAGAAATTAACCGGGAAGTAATTCGTAGAATTTATAAAAATGCACGTTATGGTGCAGCTACTGATACTACGACTGCTGGCGTTTTCGATCTTAACACCGACTCTAATGGTCGTTGGATGGTTGAGAAATTCAAAGGTCTTTTATATCAAATCGAGCGAGATGCGAATGCTATTGCACGAACAACTCGACGCGGTAAAGGTAACTTTATGATTTGTTCATCTGACGTAGCTTCTGCTATGGCAATGGCTGGTATTCTTGACTATGCTCCGGCAATGTCAACTGGTCTTGACGTTGATGATGCACAGCGAACTTTTGCTGGTGTTCTCAATGGTAAGATGAAAGTTTATATTGATCCATATTGGGGTGGAACAACTGACCAATTCTATACAGTTGGTTATAAGGGATCTAGTGCATATGATGCTGGTATGTTCTATTGTCCTTACGTTCCTCTACAGATGGTTCGCGCAATGGGTGAAAACTCTTTCCAACCGAAGATTGGTTTCAAAACTCGGTATGGAATTGCTGACAATCCATTTGTGGCACAGGGTCAAGCTGGCACGAATACCTCAACTGGTAACGTGTATTACAGGAAAGTTAAAGTACTCAACTTGATGTAAGTTAAGTTGTTTATTTAAATTTGGAGGGATGGGGACTTGTCCCTGTCCCTCTTTTTTTATTTGGAGAACCCTATGAAAAAATTATTACTAGCATGTCTGTTTTTATTAGTTGCTCTTCCCGTTGCAGCTGCAGAGTTATTAATGTTCAGTAATCCCCATTGTGGTTTCTGTCAATCGTTTTTAAATGAAGTTAAACCAACATACCACAAAACCGAATATGCAAAATATCTTCCATTAAAAGTAATTAATATAACAGATGAAATGCCGAAGTGGATTCAGATGGCTATGGAAGAAAGACGATTAACACCAATTCGTAATACACCAACATTTGTTATATGGGATAATAATGAAGAAGTTGCTAGACTTGTTGGTTATGGTGGAAAAGAAAAATTTTATGAATCAATCGGTGTATTTGTACAAGAAAATGAAAAGATTATAATTAAGAAGCCTGAAGGAAGTCACGGCCCAATGAATGAGTTTGGTGATCCTAGAGTACCACCTGAAGGAGTTATTAACTCAAGAGATATTTTTGCACATACTTATAAAACAGCAGAAGAAGCATTAAAGGCTTCAATATGGTTTGGTTGTAATGGAAACATTCATTACCACAAACATGAAAAAGTTTGGATGCCCTGCTCGATGAACTGATATGCATGAATACAAAGCTAAGATACGAAGATTCATAGATGGTGATACTGTAGATGTCGATATTGATTTGGGGTTTGGTATTGTATTAGCTAAACAACGAATACGATTGTATGGTATTGACACTCCTGAATCCCGTACTAGAGATAAAGAAGAAAAATTTTACGGCAAATTGGCTGCCCAATTTCTGAAAGATCAATGTAAGAAAAGTTCATGTATTACTTTAAAAACCCACTTGGATATGAAGGGAAAGTATGGCAGAATACTCGGAGAGATTATTGTTGATGGTGTGAATATAAATCAGTTAATGATTGAAGAATATATGGCTGTTGAGTATGATGGAAGGTCAAAAGAGGAACTACAATTAGAGCATCAAGTTAATCGAATGAATTTAAAAAGAAAAGGTATCAAATATTCTTAACTTTTTCCTTGTATTGAGCTTTTCTTTATGTTATTATTTCTATGTCGTGCTTGGTTCAAGTAGTATAAATACTATACAGGATCTAAAGATTCTGTTTTTGAATATATGGTGTAGATGATAATTACTATAATCTCACGATAGCTTATCATCTACACCGACTCAAAAATGGAGAAATAAAATGGATGTAAAAGATAAAGCAGAACAAATTAAAGAAGCCTTTTTATGGTATAAACGAAAGATGGCTGTATCCGAAGATATAAATATAGAAGATATAAAAGAAGAAGATATTGAAAATGTTGAAATGCTTAAAGAGAAAAAAAATAAATGAGTAGACTTATAGATACACAACCAACAAACATTAATCAATTAAATGTTGTTAGTTTTGAAATTAATTTCTCACGTTTACCCGGTGTTGAATATTTTTGTCAGAGAGTTGGCATACCAGCTGTTATTCTTGGAGAAGCATTTCAACCTATGCCGTTTATGAATATGCCTGTTGAAGGTGATACTCTTTCATTTGAATCTGTTAACTTATCTTTTATTGTTGATGAGGATTTGAAAAATTATCAAGAAGTATATACTTGGATGACAGCTCTTGGTTTTCCTAGAGAGTATGACCAATTTAAAACATTGAAAGATGCTTCAGAGGCTTCAGAATATGCGAGCATGTTTTCTGATATGAATGTTTTTGTACAAACAAATAAATCCAACCCCAATTATCAATTTACATTTAATGATGTATATCCGACATCTCTTAGTGCTATGCAATTTGATACCACAGTTTCGGCACTTGACCCCATAGTTGTTGATGCTACATTTAATTTTAAAGGAATGTTTAACATCGCAAAGATTGGCTAAACTTCTTCCTTGTATTTCTATTTCTATTATGTTATTATAGTTACATGAAAATTGATGATATAAAAACCCAATTAGAAAAAGATAAAAAGATTGACCACACTCAACTGGATGTTGAGTCGCTTAGAATTTCTGAGCAAGCAGTCAAGTATCAACAAATGGCACATGACGAAGCACTACGTTTGAGATTTCTTGAGAAAGAATATAATGTTGCAAGATATAATAGATGGATGTATTACATGGGAAAAGCAGACCCTGATGTATATGATAAAGAACCATTTGACCATAAAGTTTTAAAATCTGATCTTAATGTTTTCTTGGATTCAGATTTAATCTTAAATGAAATTCAAGATAGAATCACAGCACAAACAGAGAAATTAAAGTTAGTAGTAGAAGCTGGAAAGGTTATGCAGAATAAATCTTTTAATATAAAGAACGCACTTGAACACCAAAAGTTTATGGGTGGTGCCTTTTAATTATGATAACTGTTGGAAAACAGAACGAAACATTTTTAATGATTTCCTGTGAAAGACATATTGCTCAAGAACTGAATGAGTTTTTCTCATTTCAAGTCCCAGGCTTTCAATTCATGCCACAGTATCGAAACAAGATATGGGATGGCAAGATTCGTCTATTCAATATTAAAACACAACAGCTTTATACTGGTCTATACGATCATCTTATGAAGTTTGCTATGCAACGACATTATCCAGTTAAAAGTGATGTCGTTAGTATCACACCTACCTCTGGTTTATCTGAAGAAAATATTAATGATTTCTTTAAAGCACTCAATCTTCATTGTAAACAGAAACCAATTGTGCCGAGAGATTATCAGATAAAATCATTTACTCATTGTGTAAAGAAAGAGAGAGCTCTTTTGCTTTCACCAACATCTTCTGGAAAGAGTCTGGTTATATACTCTTTAATAAGATGGCATCAGAATTTTTTAGATAATGATAAGATACTAATACTTGTGCCAACAACCAATCTGGTGACACAGATGTATAATGATTTTCTTGATTATTCATCACATGATAAGTGGGATGGTAAGAGTCAATGTCATATGATTTATTCTGGTAGAGATAAGAAAACAGATAAACAGATTGTAATTTCTACATGGCAATCATTGTTTAGACTTGGAGTTCCATTCTTTAAACAGTTTGGTATGGTAGTTGGTGATGAGGCTCACTTGTGTAGTGCAACATCATTGAAAGGCATACTTGAAAAGATGGTGAGTTGTCGATATAGATTTGGAACTACTGGAACATTGACTGAATCCAAGACACATCAATTTGTTTTGGAAGGATTGTTTGGACAAGTCTATAAGGCTGTAACATCTAAACAGTTGATGAAAGATAAACATATATCTGATTTAAAGATACAATGTTTATTGATGCAGTATCCAGAAGCAGAAAGAGATTCACAAAAGAAATCAACATATAAAGAAGAAATAGATTTTATTGTATCACATACAAAACGAAATAACTTTATCTGTAATCTTGCATTAGATCAAACAGGCAATACTTTGATTCTATTTAATTATGTAGAGAAGCATGGTAAAGTATTGAAGAAGATGATGGAAAGAAAAATGGCTATTAATGAAGTGGCCGGAAAGTCATATCCAAGAGATGTGTTTTTTATAGCAGGCGAAACTGATGTGGAAGAACGAGAATCAATTCGTGCTATCACAGAGAAATGTAAAGATGCAGTTATCATAGCATCATCTGGTGTTCTATCAACGGGTGTTAATATAAAGAATTTGCAATCATTAATATTTGCACACCCGTACAAGGCCAAGATTAGAAACTTGCAATCTATTGGTAGAATATTAAGACTAGATGATAAGAACAACCAAGCAGTACTGTACGATATAGTTGATGACTTACATTGGAAAAAACGAGATAACTACGGGCTTAAACATTGGAGAGATCGTGTTAAGATATATGCTGACGAAAAATTCGACTATAATTTTCAAAAAGTAACCATATAAATAGGAGATAGAGAAGTGGGTAAGACATACAGAAAGATGTCAACAGATAAGTCAAAGCAGAAGAAAAGACAAAAACGAATCTGGAAAAAGTTTCAAATTAGAAACGAATTAAAAAAGGTGGTACACGATTATGAAAATGAAGAGGAAATGTCCGAATTGTCAGATGAATACCTGCAAGCAGATAGCTGAAGGTATTAGTGACCATAAGTGGTATCGTTATTTTGAATGTGAAGAATGTCAACGCATACAAAGTTTTCCAATTAATCGACCTGCACAGGTTGAAACAGAATACTCTTATAGTTCGACAAAATGTACACCAATAGGAATTAACGCAAAGGACTGGCCGAACCATGAAAATTAAAATTTATAAAGAAACTGATAATCCATTACCAGAGTATAAAAAAGATGGTGATGCTGGAATGGATATTCGTTCAAATGAAGATGTGTCAATTCGTGGTTTTCATTGGGAAACAATCGGAACAGGTCTTTATATTATTATACCATTCGGGTATGAGGGACAAATGCGTTCGAGGTCTGGATTAGCTGCCAAGCATGGAGTACACGTTTTAAATTCACCTGGCACTATTGATTCTGGTTATCGTGATGAACTTAAAGTTATATTGATGAATCATCATCATTGGGCATACGAAGTAAAGAAGGGTGATCGTATTGCACAGTTGGTTATTAGTCCTATGACTCAAGCAAAACTTGAAGAAGTATATGAGTTAAATAAAGATAATGATCGAGGTGGAGGCCTTGGTTCAACTGGAGTGAAGTAATGGCTAATCCAAAACATTATGTAGATAACGAAAAGTTTTTTAAAGAAGTAAAGAAGTGGAAGCAACGAGTTCTTGATGCAAGAGAAGTTGAGGATCCTGATCCACCTAGTACACCATATATGGCAGAGTGTTTTCTCAAGATATCAGAGAACTTGGCATGGAAACCAAACTTCATTAACTATACTTTTCGTGATGATCTAGTGAGTGATGGTATAGAGAACTGTTTACTCTATGCACATAATTTTAATCCAGAGAAATCACACAATCCATTTTCTTATTTTACACAAATCATTCATCATGCATTTGTTCGTAGGATACAGAAAGAAAAGAAGCAGATGCATTTGAAGTATTTGTATGTTGAACGATCTGGTATTTTACAACAAGTAAGTGCAGCTGGTGAAGATCAACAGAAACAAGTAACAACATATATTGAATATCTACGCACACATGAGAAGTATGCTGAATCTCCTTATCAATCACAAAAGAAAAAAAATAAAATTAAAGGTGTTGAGAGATTTATGAGATGAATATTGACAAATTGATTTACCCGTTTGCAAAAAGATTTATTGCTGGTGTGGATTTCGATTCCGCTATACCTGTAATCAGTCAACTTATTACTGATGGTTATGATATAACGATTGATTATCTTGGTGAGATCAGTAAGACTGAAGAACAATGTGATAAAGCTTTAGCACAGTATAATGATATAATTTTTTATTATGAGATGGTTAATTATCCATTGGATATTTCTATTAAACCCACTCAACTAGGATTGTTATTAAATAAAGAGAATTGTTATGCACGTTTGAATGAGATTGTACACAGAGCTTATTTACATGGAATGACTGTACGATTGGACATGGAAGATTCAACTGTTACACAAGATACGATTGATCTAGCTCTTAAATTGAGAACCAAGTTTCCTAATATTGGAATAGCATTACAATCGAATCTATATAGAACAGATAAAGATTTAACAGAAATGATGGAGAAGGGAGTGTCTGTTAGATTAGTGAAGGGTGCATATAAAGAACATATTACAAAAGCATACAAGAGAAAAGATTTATTACACGATACGTTTTTGAAACAAGCTTTGCGTTTGGTGTCTGATAGGTGTCGATCTTATTATCATTATAAGAATGATACAACTCCTACACCAGCTATAGGTACACATGATGAGAAGTTGTTAGATGATATACTTGGTTATTTAAATAGATTTAATATAGAAAAGACTGATCTTATTATAGAGATGTTATACGGGATACGCCGTGATCTAAGTTCTTCCTTGCAAAAGCAGGGGTATTGTGTTAGACTATATGTTCCATTTGGTGAAGATTGGCTACCATACACTTTACGAAGATTGCGTGAATTTAAAAACTTAAAGTTTATAATTTCTAATATCGTAAAAGAAATGTGGAATGGTTAGACCAACAACATTGAAGCTACATGAGTTTGATGATAGTTCTTTTATACATGGTTGTTATATACCAGATCATATTTGTGATGATGCAATAAAATATTTTGATGAACATCCCGATAGACAAATAAGAGGAACAATTTTCAATGCGAAGGATGATATAGTTGTAAATGATAGTAGAAAAAAAAGTATGGATATTGGTTTTGATATTTTACAAGATGAAGAAGATAGTCGGTTGTTGAGTGAGTATTTAATGTATTTAAATTTATGTATTAAAGAATATGAATACAAATATAATAGAGCTGGATTAATAGCAGAATATAATATAACTGAGGGTATTAATTTACAGAAATATGAACCAAGTGAAGGATATAAAAATTGGCATTGTGAACGAAATGGTTTAAAAGATCAAACAAGATGTTTAGTTTTTATGACATATTTAAATGATGTATCAGAGGCTGGAACTGAATTTATGTACCAGAAGATAACATCACCAGCAAAAAAAGGATTAACATTGATTTGGCCATCTGATTGGACACATACTCATAGAGGACAAATATCTCAAACTCATAAAAAATATATTTTAACTGGTTGGTTAAATTATACAAAATAAGGAGATGTTGAATGGCAAATGATTATAACATAATGGCCATGCAAGAATGTCCAAGATGTAAAGAACATGAACCAGACTATGCATTTACTAATTGTAGTTATGATGTAGAACGAGGTCCTGATGGAACAACAGTACAAATTTTTGAATGTACAAGATGTAATCATAAATGGGAGAAAAAGTATAAGTGAAAGTAGCTTTGATAACAGATCAACATTTTGGTGGTAAGAGTGATAGTAAATCTTTTAATGATTATATAGAAAAGTTTTATACTAATCAGTTTTTTCCATACCTAAAAGAAAATAAAATTCATACAGTAATAGATTTGGGTGATACCTTTGATCGCCGAAAGTATGTCAATTTTGCGATACTGGATAGAGTACGCGAATACTATTTTGATGTTATGAGAGAGAATCATATTACATTACATTCTATTGTAGGCAATCATTCTACTTATTATAGAAATACAAATGGAGTGAATAGTTCTAAACTATTATATGGACATTATGAAAATATAGAAGTGTATCCAGAAGTTTCAACAATCTCTATTGATGGTACATTGATTGATTTGATCCCGTGGATTAATTCTGAAAACTTTGATAGGACATTAGACTTTATTAAGAACTCTAAAGCTCAGGTTGCTTTTGGTCATCTGGAAGTTGAAGGGTTTGCTATGTATAAAAATTATGTAGCTGGTACTGGATTGAAACCAAGTCTATTTAATAGATATGAGTTTGTCGCATCGGGACACTATCATCATAAGTCTAGTAAGGGTAACATACATTATCTTGGAGCTCCATACGAAATAACATGGAATGACTATGATGACCCAAAAGGGTTTCATGTATTTGATACAGAAACCAGAGAAGCTGAGTTTATAACAAATAAGTATCGTTTGTTTGAAAAGATATATTATGATGATGAGAATTGGGAAAATAATTTTAGATCATTGGATACTAGTTTTTATACAGATAAGATTGTTAAATTGATTGTAGAAAATAAAACTAAGATACCAGAGTTTGAAACATTTTTAGATCGTATGTACAAATCAAATCCAATAGATTTAATTATACTTGAGGACTTGTCTGAATATACAGCAAGATATTCTAATCTGGAAGAAAGTGAAGATGTTGAAATTGGTAATACATCTACATTCTTACAAGAGTATGTGGATAGTATGCCGATAGACCATGAGAAACGTATAGAAAGAAATAAAGTAAAACGATTATTGCAAATTTTGCATGAGGAGGCATTAAATTCTGATGAGTAAATATATGGTTGATATTGATGGAACTATATGTACACAGATTAGACCCAAACCAGATTATCCAAATCATAAACCACATAAAGAAAGAATAGAAAAATTAAATAAGTTATATGATGAGGGACATGAGATACATTATTGGACAGCTCGTGGAAGTGGTTCAGGTAAAGATTGGAGAAAATTTACTAAACAACAATTAGAAGATTGGGGTTGTAAGGCTACTTCTATACATTGTGGAAAACCATTGTATGATATATGGGTAGATGATAAGGCTATTAATGATAAAACTTTTTTTGATGTAGACAATGATTCAACTGAAAACTGTTAGATGGAAAAACTTTCTAGCAACTGGTAATAGGTTCATTGAAGTAAAACTAGACCAAGAATCAATGATGTTAGTCGTTGGTAAAAATGGTGCTGGTAAATCTACTTTGATTGATGCTATTACCTTTTCTTTGTTTGGAAAGCCATTCAAAAAAGTTAATAAAGGTCAACTAGTCAATTCAGTTAATGAGAGAGATACATTAACAGAGATTGAATTTTCTGTTGGTACGGCTGAGTGGAAAGTACGCCGTGGTATCAAACCAAATGTGTTTGAGATTTATCACAATGATACTCTAGTTAATCAAGATGCCAAGTCTATGGACTATCAAAAGTATCTTGAGGAAAAAGTACTGAAGTTAAACTTTAAGTCTTTTACACAGATTGTTGTATTGGGTTCTGCTTCGTTTGTTCCATTCATGCAACTAACAGCTAATGATAGACGAATCATTATAGAAGATATATTAGACATTGGTATATTTTCTGTAATGAAAAGTTTGTTGAAAGATAGAGTAATAACTTTAAAAGAAGAAATGACTGAAATTGATTATGAGATAAAACTTCTTCAAGAAAAGATTACGTTACAAGAAAAACATATGAAGGCATTGGAAGAAGAATCTAAACAGAAACGAAAATCTGATCTGGATAAGATTAAAGAAACAGAACAGGAGATTGTAAAATTAAATAAAGAGATAGATGACCATCAAGAGCGAATAGATGTTTTGTTAAAGTCTATCAAAGATAAGGCTACTATTGAAAAGAAGAACCAGGAGTTAGACAAGTATCGTTCTCAGATATCTAAAAATTTAAGAAAGTTTTGTAAAGATAAAAAGTTCTTTGATGAGAAAGAGAATTGTCCTACTTGTGAACAAGAGATTGATGAAGAATTTAAAAAGAATAAATTAGTAGAAGTTGGTAAAGGCATTGATGAAATGAATTATGGTCTGAGTCAAATAGAAAAGGAAGTCACAAAAGTATATGATAGAATAGGAGAGATATCCAAGAGTACTCAGGAGATACAGAAAGAAGAATCACAGGTAGTACAGAAGCAGAGTAATATACAAGCTCATAATTCTTTTATAGAAAAGTTGAGCCATGAGATGGAATCATTACAAGTGGAAGTTCAAAAAGATTCCATGAACATTTTAACAAAAGAATTAGATGGTTCTAAGGCAACAAGATTTCAGTATGTAGATCAGAAATTTTATTATGATGTTTTGAGTAATATATTAAATGATACGGGAATTAAGACACGAATCATTAAGAAGTATCTACCAGTTATCAATAAGCATGTAAATGATTATCTGAAAGATATGGATTTCTTTGTGAACTTCCAGTTAGATGAGAACTTCCAAGAAACAATTAAGAGCAGACATAGAGATCATTTTTCTTATTACTCTTTTTCAGAAGGAGAGAAGAAACGAATTGACATAGCTTTGTTGTTGACATGGAGAGATATAGCATCTATGAGAAATTCAGTTAATGTGAATCTTCTTATATTAGATGAAGTATTTGATGCAAGTTTAGATCAAGCTGGTGTGGATGACCTGATGAAGTTGTTTAATATATTAAAGAATACTAACTTGTTTATCATATCACATAAATTAGATATACTTGACGATAAGTTTCCAGATAAATTAGTGGTTGAGAAAGTGAAAAACTTTACACAGGTGACTAGAGAATGAAACAGAGTAAATTGCAAAGTTTAGTTGAATCATTTGTTACAGTTGGTTCGGGGTTTTTTGTGGCTCTTGCTGTTCAGTTATTGATTTTTCCATTATATGATATAGATATTACTTTGTTTCAGAATGTTCAGATAGTAATGATACTTACTGTTACATCTGTTATTAGAATATATATTGTACGAAGATGTTTTAATAGGATTAAGTAATGCCGTTATATACATATCAATGTTATGAGTGTGGACTTGTACAAGAAGTCATGCGTTCAGTTAAGAACCGAGATAAATTACATCCTTGTGGGCATTGTTTGTGTGCTTGTGATAGAATCATAGATTTAGCTGCATTTCAATTAAGAGGTGGTGGTTGGTATAAAGATGGTTATAGTAAGAAGCAACAAAAATCAAAAGAGGAGAAGAAGGAAGAATGAAATATTTTATGTATATATTATTGATGTTGATGTTTGTAGGATGTGCTAGTGAACGAAATAAAAGAACTGTACAACAAATTTTAACACCTGATAAGTTGAATATGCAGCTTCATGTAAACCCTGATATCAACAATGATACAAGGGATGATACTGAAATTCAACAAGTTCGTTTAGGACTAGATTGGAATTTATGACAACTTGGGGTTGGAAGAAAATAATTATTGTTGTTTTAGTATTGTTAGCTGGTATTTGGTTTGTGATTGATCCTTATAATTGGTGGCCGTTGACTGAGGTTGGTAAACCATGTTCTCCAATGTCACTTTATCCCAGGTGTACAGGGAGAATTAATTTTTTTTAATAAACCTTGACAAACGCGATTGTCGATCTTATAATATATATAGACGGCAGAGAACTGCCGATAACTTTAACTGGAGTATGAAAAATGACTAATTTAGTAAAGCACAATGATTTTTTTAATGATATCTTTCCAACATGGGCAAATTGGGATCGGTTTGATAACTATCTTTTTAATAATGACCCGTGGACTACTGGTGTAGCAAGTCGGCCAAATAATAAGTATCGTTGGAATGAAACTGATGATTCTTATACATTGGATATTGTTATGCCGGGAATGACTAAGAAAGATATTGATCTTACATTTAAAGATGGTACACTTACTATCAAGTGTAAGAAAGATGTATCTGGTGATGACCAGCAATTTCTTGGTGTGAAAACTGAGCAGGCTTTCAGAAACTTTCCACGAGCAGTCAATGCTGAGAAAGTATCAGCCGAGATGAAAGAAGGCATCTTGTCTATTGTTCTTCCAAAGAAAGAGCCGAACAAGGCCAAAACGATAGACATTAAGTGATAAGTTCTTATAAATAAAGGGGTTATGGACACATATCTGTAACCCCTTATTTTATAATGAGTTACAAATATCTTTATAACCTCTTATAAAACAACCACTTATAGACCAACTTTTTCCTTGTATAATTACCCTCAATTTGCTATAATTATTACAATAATTGAGGAGCAATATATATTATGAAAATTGAATCAAAAGAAAAACTTGCAAAATTGTTAGCAGTTGAGGACTTGGATGTTCAGCATCAACAAGTTGAAACAGCTTACTTTGATGTAAAAACACGAACTCTTATTCTTCCAACGTGGAAGGATATGCCAGACCATCTTTATGATCTTCTTGTAGGCCATGAAGTTGGACACGCATTATTCACACCTACTAGTCAAGAACGATTAGTAAAAGCCTACAAAAAAACTTCCAAAGCTTGTATCAATATAATAGAAGATGCAAGAATCGAAAAACTAGTTAAGAAACGATATCCGGGTTTGAGAAAGCAATTCTTTTCTGGCTACCAACATCTTGTCGAACAAGATTTCTTTGGTCTATCTAAACGACCTATTTCTGAAATGAACATCTTAGATAAGATCAATCTCTATTTCAAAATTCCAAACGCAGTCAATATTAACTTTACTGATATTGAGCAACATTTTATTGATAGGATAGAAGTTGCAAAGTCTTTTAAAGATGTGGAAGCAATTGCTGAAGAAATTTATTATTATGCAAAAGAAGAAAAAAAGAAAGATGAACAAGCTGGTGATGATGATGAAGATTCTCAACCACAATTTTCTGATGAACAAGCTGATGGTGATTTTGAAGATTCATATGAAATGGAAGCTGATGATAGTGAAAGTGATTACGGAGAAGATGAAGAAGATGGTGATGCCGATATAGATGAAACAGAAAAAGCAGAAGGTGAAGGTGATGAATGTCCAATTAATGAAGATCAAGATGCTTTTGATCGTTATATGAATGATGATGAAATTCCAGAATCACCTTCAACTGTTGAAGATCAACTAGAACCAGAGCAAGATGAAAAAACAAAAGATGAAGTTCGTAGTACTACTTATGAACATTTTCAGGAACGATTGAATCAGTTGGCTGATATTGAAACTAAAAACGTCTATTTAACTATTCCAGATAAAGCTAACTTGAAAGATGCTGTAGTTGATTATAAAGATGTTCATGCCAACATTAACTTATTCTATTGTGGTAAAGAGAGTAGTACAGATTGGGATTATTATGATGACGATCAGTTTAAAGCTTTGAAGAAAACTGTATATGAACGTGCAAACAATACTCTTTCTAAGTTTAAGAAAGAATCTGTTAAGACGGTCAACCATATTGCTATGGAGTTTGAACGTAAGAAGGCAGCTGATGTATATAAGAAAGTAATGATAACCAAAACTGGTGTTTTAGATACCAACAAGTTATTTTCTGCTAAGTATAATGAAGATGTTTTTAAGAAGAGCGTTCGATTGCCCGAAGGCAAGAATCATGGTTTGGTAATGATTATAGATTGGTCTGGTTCAATGACGGATAATATCTATGGTTGTATCAAACAAGTGATGGAGCTTTCATTCTTTTGTAAGAAAGTAAACATTCCATTTGAAGTGTATAGTTTTATGGAAGGTGATAGAGATCATCAAGATAGTGATGGTAAATATCATCGCCAACCAGTTTCATTTCAATATAAAAATGGTGATTTAGTTACAGATTGTCGAGTGCGTTTACGAAACTATTTGTCAAGTCGTATGAATGCCAAAGACTATAATAATGGTTTGTTAAATATGTGTATTCTTGCAAATCGTTATAAACGTCAAGGTAATTATGATCGTTTTTCTCATTATCCATGTCCAAAAGATGATGAGCTTAGATGTACTCCATTGAACGGTGCAATACTTTTATCTGAGCATGTTATTCGTAAGTTTAAAAAGGATAACAATCTTCATAATGTAAACGCAGTTTTCTTGACCGATGGTGAATCAAGTGGTTCGTGTTATAGATATGATGTAACACAACCAAATGAAGAATCCAAAATGGCAGGTCGGCAAGATATGTATAAAGAAAAAACTAACATTTATATTAAAGATACTAAGACGAAAAAGAATCATCTTATTATGAAAGGTGGTTACAGCAGACGCGGATATGGTGTGACGCCAGCATGTTTGGATATCGTAAAAGGTAGACTTGGTATTAACATAGTTGGTTTCTTCATTCTTAATACTTTTACTAATAGTCAATTATGGAGGTATGTTCCACAACAAAAGCATGTTACTTATGAAGCTGGACAAGTATACTTTCATGATTGGGTTAAGAAAGCTAAGAAAGATGGTTACTTTATTAAAGAGCAATCTGGTTATGATGAATATTATGTTATCAAAGGAGAAGGTTTAAAAGATACTTTTATTGATGATCTGAATGTTAAGCCAGATATGACAGCACATAGAATGGCTCAGAATTTTATGAAGAAAAACAACTCATTTAAGACCAATAGGATCATACTGAGCAGATTCATTGATCTAATTACTGAGAATACAACGGTTTAGAAGCCACCTTTTTCCTTGTATTTAGGGAGAAATTTTGCTATAATAGTAGTATATTAATTGATAATTAGGAGCATACATTATGAACAATCGTGAAAGATTTAAAGAAGCAATAGTCAAGATATTTGACGATAGCCAATTTACAACTGATGATGCAAAAGCAGTTTGTACGAAAATTGGTTTAACAGATAGTCAATACAAAACTATCTATACTCATGTGATGCGTCATGTGAAAGTTGCCAAAGGTATTTATGCCTTTCCAAAAGATCATACTTTTGGTTCCGGTCAGAAAACAGTTAAAGCTTCTCCGGCAGTTGTGAAAGCTGAGAAGAAGAAAACACTTAAAAGTGATATGGATGTAATTTCTGCTACTGATGAAGTTGCTGAGAAATGGGAAAAGAAAGCAAAAGAAGCTAAGGCCTCTTTTGAAAAACCAAAAACTGTTTCAAAACCAGTAGCTAAAACCAAATCATCTACCATATCTCTTATTCCAAAGAGCGACCCTCAATATGTAACTTGGGGACACTTTAAAGATATTAAAACTATTATTGGAAGCAAGATTTTCTATCCAGTATTTGTTACGGGACTTTCTGGTAACGGCAAGACTTCTATGATTCACGAAGTTTGTGCTAAACTGAAACGTGATTTGGTTCGTGTAAACATTACAGTTGAAACTGATGAGGACGATTTGCTTGGTGGCTTTCGTTTAATTGATGGTGAAACTGTTTGGCAAGACGGACCTATTATTAACGCAATGCGTCGTGGTTCTATTGCATTGGTAGATGAAATTGATTTGGCTTCTCATAAGATCATGTGTCTACAACCCGTGCTTGAAGGCAAACCAATCTATCTTAAAAAGATTAATGAAGTGGTTTATCCAGAACCAGGTTTCAATGTAATAGCAACTGCTAATACTAAGGGCAAGGGTTCTGATGATGGCCGTTTCATTGGTACTAACATATTGAATGAGGCATTCTTGGACAGGTTCTCTGCTACGTTCTATCAAGAGTACCCAACTACTAAGATGGAAGCTAAGATACTCAAGAAGCAGTTTGCTCTGTATGAGTTGAATGAAGATGAGTTTGTTGATAAGTTGGTTCGTTGGGCTGATGTTATTCGTAGGTCTTTTAAAGAAGGTGCTGTTGACGATATCGTTACCACTCGACGCCTGATTGACATTACGAAGTCTTACTCTATCTTTAATGATAAGTTGAAGGCAGTAGCAATGTGTCTTGAACGATTTGATGATGAAACAAAAGAATCATTCACGGACCTTTATACTAAGATTGATGCTGGTGTGTCAATGGAAGATTTAAATGTAAGTGATGAAGAGCAGGGTGAAGTTAAGATTGAAGAAGTAGATGAAGAAAAAGTCCCATTCTAAGGAGAGTAAAATGAGTTTTATTTATTATGTATTAGTATTGATGTTAACTTACACCGGTCCTGTTTACGCAGAGATCGGTGTTGCACCAAACAAAACAGAGATTGAACGTAATGAAGTTTATGCACAAAATAATATTGTTGTTGGTGAATTACCATCAGGAAAGATTAGAATCTATACTGATAGGTCACATACAACAACAGTAGAATTGGATAAACAAGATTGTTCAATTATGAGAAAGGAAGATGATACTCTTGCACTTGGTTGGAAGTTCGGTGGTTTGATGTGGGGCTTCGGACCTGAGATTAAAATTGGACATAGTTCTGGTGTCGAATGGAAAGCAGATGTTCAACGTATGGTAGCTGAGTATCAAGAACTTTGTACTCAATTTAATACGGGTCGTTTATCACAGGAAGAATATAAGTTTGAAAAGAAAGGTATCATTCAACGTGGTTATGGATATGCCAAAGAACTTGAGAAACGATTTAGGGAAAAGAAAGATAATATGTTTAGAGAAATGGATCAGGGAAGATTTATCTCTTTGCAGAACGCACGTTTTTATGAAGGCTGTTGTGTGACTAATGGACTTCCAGTATCAAATCATGAAAAAGAAAGGAAGATGATAGCTGAAAGAGAACGTAAGTTGTTAGAAGAACGTGAACGATTAGTAGCAGAACGTGAACGATTGGTACAGCAACGACAAGCACAACAACAATTAGTTGTACAACCAATAATAACTGTTCCAGTAGTACAAGAACGAGTTGTTCAACGTAGACAAATTAATTGTGAGGAATTAGGAGTTTGTACTAACAGACATTTTCGTAGAGTACAAATGAATAATTATATGCGTGAACGTGGATATAGACCTAGGCCACAAAGAAAGTCCAAGTTCTGGCATGAAACACAGATTTGGATGAATGTTGACTTTAATAAGAGGTGGTAATATGCCAAGAGAACTATTAAAATTTAGACCAGGTGATTCTGGTTTAAAGATTCGTAAAGATGGAACAATGGAAGTTGCTGGTGTAGAAGAAGCAGGTGGAATGATTGACAAGAATGGTAAAGTCAATCCAGTACTTTTGTTTGCAGCTGCATGGGCAAGAAAAGAACCGAAAGTGTTTGAAGCATTAGTACAGAACTTTAAAGATGCTGTTGCAGAAGGATTCTTTGGGCCAGAAGCACAGGCTGATTATAAGAGAGCTCTTAAAACACAAGAAGAACATTCTAAGAGTTTACAAGATCAAAATATCGCAGTTAAAAAAGAAGAACCAACAGTTCCATTTATGAAACCAGAGGAAACAGCAGAGTATGGTAATGAGTTTGAAACTCATTCAGACAAACCAACTGTATCAGCTGCAGCTTCTGGTGCAGTTACATTTGAACAACCAGCACCAATGACAGTTGAGGAACAATTAGATAGGAGAGATGGTAATGAAGATAAGTAACAAGACGTTGGACATATTAAAGAACTTCTCTGAGATTAATCAGTCTGTATTGATTAAGAAAGGAAAAGTAATTAAGACTGTTTCAACATTGAAGAACATTCTTGCACACGCAGAAGTAGCAGAGGACTTTCCACAAGACTTTGCTATCTATCAGTTGAATGAGTTTATTGGTGTGTTGAGTACAATGAGTAATCCTGAATTAACATTCCATGATAAGTATGTGATGTTATCACAAGAGAACGGAGCTTGTACGAAGTATTTTTATGCAGAGCCATCAGTAGTGGTAGCACCAGAAAAAGATATTACTATGCCATCTGAGGACATTACATTCTCTTTATCAGAGAAACAGTATAATGATCTGTTAAAGATGTCCAGTATTCTTCAACTGAATGATATCTTGGTTAAGGGTTGTCCTAAATCTAAAGGAATGTTCTTAGCTGTAACCAATAAAAAGAATGATACGTCAAATGATTATTCTGTTAAAGTTGGTGATGATGTTACAGAACCATTTAAGATGTATTTCAAAACAGAGAATCTTAAAATGGTTACAGGTGATTATGATGTCTTTATTTCTAGTCAAGGCATTTCACATTTTAAAAACAAGGCTGAGGATTTGGAATATTGGATTGCACTAGAACCTGATTCTAAGTATGGTGAATAATGTTTTATGTTTTTCCAAGAGCAATACCAAAGAAAGAATGTAAAAAACTTCTTAAATATTGTATTAAGAACTCTGACTTTGAAGAAGCTTCTGTAATCAATAAAGGTTATACTGATTCTGACCCAGAACAACAAATGATTGATGATCGTGCAAGAAATGATCCTAAGGTTCGTAAAACAAATATTAGTTTTATAACAGATAAAGATAATGTGGTTAATAAGATTGCATGGCATTATTTGAGAGAAGCTAATAAAATTATGTTTCATTATAAGTTGGAGTATTTTCAACCAATACAATTCGCACAGTATAAAGATGGTGGGCATTATGATTGGCATCAAGATTCAAGTGGAATAAATCCACATGGTGAAGGTCGTAAACTTTCTTTAATCTTACCATTATCAGATCCTTCAACATTTGAAGGAGGTAAAGTAGAATTTTATAGTGGTGGCAGACCAATGGAAGATTTAGAACTTCCAAATGGAACAGTAATTCCAGCAGAACAAATAGAAAAAGATATAGCTACTCAAGGAACTATTATATGTTTTGATAGCAGAGATTTTCATAGAGTCACACCAGTAACGAAAGGTGTTCGTTATTCAGTAGTATGTTGGACAGTAGGACCTAACTTTGTATAGGAGATTATTATGGATGGTGATATGGTTACAACATTAAGAGTGCTTGGACTTATTTTACTTGGTGTATGGATTTTATATCTATGTAAGAGTGAAACAAAATGAAAGATGTATTTGGTAGAGAATGGGAAATGGTTACTTTAAAAGATAAGAAATGGAGTCAAATGAGTGATTGGGAAAAATTTAGAGATTGTGTTGTTGGACTTGGTTTAATTATTGCTTTAATCTTTTTTATGGGATGGATAGGAAAAGTATGAATGATATATTATGGGTAGAGAAGTATAGACCGAAACTGGTAGACCAATGTGTTTTACCAGACAATACACAGAAAGTATTTACAGAGATAGTTGAGAAGGGTGAGATTCCGAACCTTCTTCTCACCGGGAGTCCCGGGATAGGAAAGACTACAATAGCCAAAGCTTTGTGTAACCAGCTAGAGTGTGACTGGCTGATGATAAATGGTAGTGATGAAGGTCGTATGATCGACACTTTAAGAACTACCATTACTAACTTTGCGTCTACTGTAAGTCTATCAGGTGGGAAGAAGGTGCTTATTATTGATGAGGCTGATTACATGAACCCCGAGTCAGTCCAACCAGCCATGAGGGGTTCGATAGAACAGTTCGCTCAGAACTGTCGTTTCATCTTCACTTGTAACTTCAAGAATCGAATCATACCAGCATTACATTCCAGATGTAGTGTAGTTGATTTCAAGATTAAGAAAGATGACAAACCAGTATTAGCTCAAAGATTTTTAAAGATAGCAACTGGTATCTTGGATAATGAAACAGTTAAGTATAAACCAGATGTAGTTGCACAGTTAATTATGAAACACTTTCCAGATTTCAGGAGAGTGTTAAATGAATTACAGAAGCATTCTGTAGGTGGAACGATAGACGAAGATATTCTTACACAGGCATCTGAGGAGAATCTTAAAGAGTTGTTTGTTGCATTGAAGAAAAAAGATTTTACATCTATGAGAAAGTGGGTGGCTGAGAATATAGATAACGATCATGTTCGATTGTATCGTCAAATCTATGACAGTCTTTATAGTAAGTTTGAGAAGAAAAGTATCCCACAAGCAGTATTAACGATAGCAGATTACTCTTATAAAGCTGCGTTCGTTGCAGACCAAGAGGTGAATATGGTTGCTTGTTTAACAGAGATGATGATGGAATGTGAGTTTGTATGAAAGAGAATATGATAAATTTAAATTTGGGAACTGAAGAAGAACCTTTTTTATTTGATAAAAATAGATTATCAGAAGATAAAATATGGATTTATATTATTTATGCTAATATAAATAGGTTATATTTTTTTGAAGGCCAGAAAGAAGATACATATGTTCCATACGATATGCATCCAGCTGTTATCAAAATTGGTTTTACTAAGAATCCAGAACAACGAATTAAACAAATTCAACACCAAAATTTTTGTGCTGTATATATGAAACATCTTATTGAGTGTGGAATTAAGACTAGTGGTGTTAAAAAATTTCAACAAAAAGGGTGGGGATACTTAGCATTGGAAAGACAGTTACATTTGTTTTTATCGGATTTTCAATTAGGAAGTGAATGGTTTAAGATTCCTGCTTTTAAATATAAAAGAATATTAAATAAATTAAAAAAAGTTAAGCCACCAACGAGTAAGAGAAATATACCAATGTGTGATTTTCATTCAGAAAAACAAATATGTAAATGGGTAACAGAATCATATATTGAAAAAACCCGGGAACGGAGGCTTCCACGGAACCCTTATAGATTCAGGAGATTTAACAGAAGGTATGATGATGGAGCATGGGGACTTACACCAGAAGGAGTTAAAGTATATAAATGACAAATATAAATTTAAGTGATGTGAAGTTAGAAAATTTAGATATTATGATTGAAAATTGTGATGATTATAATCAAACATGGATTGATACGATTACAAATTCCAATTTTCATAAACGATTAAATGAAGTTAAAATATTTGCTAAACCAATGAGAACTGGTAAGAATTGGGCGTTGGTGAATTTTATATTGCGTTATTTGATTGAGAGATGTGGTATTAAATTGATTATTATGACAACACCACTTGGTGGGATTAAAACAGAGTGGGAAGATAAGATACAAGATATGTGTGATCTTCATAATTCACAATTTGGTACATTGTGGAGATATTCTGATGATGCAGTACAGATAATGCAAAATCTGAAAAGAGGAATACCTACTATTGCATATTTAACTAATGCAAAAGCTTTTACTAGTTCAAAGTTTATTAATTTTTTAAGAGAACTTAGTGATTCATCACCTATTGGAACTATTTCTTTGATTGGTGATGAAATGGATACATGGAGTCTTAGTGGTGTTGCAAATGCTAAGAACACTCTTGGTTTTAATTATTCTGATAAAACTTATAATGCATCAATGTATAAAGTATTATCAATAATTGCACCGAGAACACCATATATTTTTGGTATGACAGCAACAGCAAATGCTGAAGTATCAGGAGAAATTGATACTGTTGGTAATTTAAATTATACACTTATTAATCCATTGGTGGCTGGTGAACAAAAACAGTATGCACATATGGTTGGTTGGATTGGTGAAGTTCATTATTTTACAAAACAAACTAATGTTCTTGATCCTGATGCGTTGACAATGACAGAAGCTTGGAAATTGTGTGTACAAAAGAATCAGATTATAGAAAAAAAGTGTCAAGTTAAGCGAGTCATTTTGATTCAATGTGGTGTGGAATTTGCGAATAAAAATCCAGAAACTTATTATGCACCAACTCCACAAGAATTTATTGAAGATTATATTGCAAAAAATAATACATTAATAGATTGTGTAGATACAGATGAAATTGGTGTTGTATTAACATCTGATGAGAGATATTCTTTTAATAAATTTGGTAAAATAATAGAAGAAGATTTAACTCAAGAAGATGTTTATGAGAAAGTGAATGATAGACATAATCCAGTTCGATATTTTATTGTTAAAAATATGGCTGGTAGAGGAATGACTTTTCCACTTCTTAAAGATATTTTTCTTGCTAGATTTGTTGATAGGCAAAATGATTCTGGTGATCCTGTTACTCAATCGACACAACAATTGTTTGGTAGAGGTAAGAATGTTAATGTGGGTCCTGAGCAAGATGAATTTTACAGGAAATATAATGGAGATGTTCTACAAGTACCAATGTTTCTTGCGAATGCTGATATGAATGTTTATAATTTGTGGTTACCCGATACACGAATGTACCGTGAAGCTGTTAGAATACATAAAGAATTTGATGCTTGTACTAAAGAAATGTTAATAGAAACCGAATTTAAACATGATGATACTTGTCCTTGTGCTAATTGTAATTTGCAAAGTGGTCATGAATATGTTGATGAGGAGGAGATTGTGCAGGATGAAGTAGATCCTGTATTGGCTATTAGTTAATTTTTCCTTGTATTATAAACTTTAATTTGGTATAATTATATTATGAATAAACTCAGATACTCAGAAATGTTTTACTCACTTCAAGGAGAGGGAAGGTATGTAGGTGTGCCTTCGCTCTTTTTGCGTTTGTTTGGTTGTAACTTTGAGTGTGCTGGATTTGGACAAGATAGAGATAAGTCCAAATGGTTAGACCATGATAAGATGCCACACAACCAAGAACATCCAGATGTAAAAGCTCTTGTCGATTTACCAGTCCCTCATGTTGGATGTGATAGTTCATTTAGTTGGGGAAAGAAATGGGGTCACCTGGCTAAACATGAGGACATTGATACTATTGTTAAGAAGATGGACATGGTTAATTGGTATGGGAGAAAGGGACCCGCTTCACCAATAGCTGGTGATTTATCGCCGTGTACACTTCAGAATGATGGAGTTCATTTAGTCATTACAGGCGGAGAACCTTTACTCAAAGGATTCCAGCCCGCACTAAGAGAATTGATTTATCATCCTGAGGTGTACACACGATTTGTTACATTTGAAACTAATGGCACACAGATTTTTGCACCAGATAATTCTGTAGAGTTTATAAGAAAGTTTGGAGTAAATAAAAACTCTGGAATCACTTGGTCTGTATCACCAAAGCTTTCTAATAGTGGTGAGGCATGGACTGAAGCAATTAGACCAGAAGCATTAGCATCATACAATGCATGGCCTTATTCTTATTTGTATCTCAAGTTTGTTGTGAAAGATGAACATGATGTGGAAGAAGTACATGATGCTGTTAGAGAATACGATCATGCTCGGGTTAATATAGATGCAATTTATCTAATGCCTGAAACAGGACCGCATGGTATGTATGATTATGAAGTTGCACAGTTGGCATTGAAGTATGGTTACAAGTTTAGTCCTAGACTACAGATAAACTTATTTGGAAATGAGTGGGGGACATGAAGAAACAAAAAAGTATATTTTTAGAAGATGACTCTAGCTTGGGACATATGTTAGCTCCTCCAGAACTTTTGAAGTTCATGGATAAGATGGCAGTAAAGTTGGGTATGAGTAGAAGTGCTATGAATCGTAGAGCTATGGAAGCATTCTGTTTATACATGGAAGAAGCAAGAACATTTGGAAAGAAAACATTTTTCAATCGAACACAAACAGTAGAAACTTGGTTAGATGAAAGAAATGATCTTCATAAGATGTCAGAACAAATTGATAAATTGTTGGGAGAATTAAAGACTGCTAAGACACCAGATGATAAAATATCTATCTTGTCTACACAAGTAGCTGTCATGGGACATATGATTAACCTTTTACATAAGAGTACGTTGACATGAATGACAAAACAGATTTATATCATTATTATTACGATCAGTACACAAAAGATATAAGACATTGGATTGAACATTTTAAGAAACAACCAAGACCACATATTGTTGGTATATATCGTGGTTCACTTCCCATAGCAACTCATTTGAGTAATGTGTTAAAGTGTCCAATGAGTATTATTCGTTATCAGTCAAGAGATGGTAATGATGCAAAACCAGAGTGGGTAATTAATAATATGGGATTTACAGCTACATGGAAAACACCCGGCGAAACAACAATCGTTGTTGATGATATATATGATAGTGGCCGAACAATGAGAGCTATTCAACAGATGGATGAATTTAAACATCATCCTTCTGTAATATATCAATGTTTGTTTGGTAGTAAGAATGAAGATGGTATTGGATATTTAAATGAACGAATAAGTAGGTGGATTGTGTTCCCGTGGGAGCGTGAGATAGGAGGTATGTGATGTATAGAAGCACAAAGACATATGGTAATGATAGAGGATTGAGTTGTTGTTTTAGACAATGGAGAGCTGATAGTCATTGTAATTTAATTCATGGTTATAGTTTGGGGTTTCGTTTTACATTTGAAGCTGCAACTCTGGATGAAAGAAATTGGGTTTATGATTTCGGTGATTGTAAATGGATTAAGAAATATCTTGATGAAATATTTGACCATACATTAGCAATAGCAGAAGATGATCCTGAGTTAAATACATTTAAAACATTACATGGTAAAGGTCTTGCAAATCTTTTTACATTTAAAGGAGTTGGTTGTGAGAAGTTTGCAGAGCATGTATATAATTATGTGTCACCAAAAGTATATACTGATACAAAGGGTCGGGTGTCTGTTTATAGTGTAGAAGTATTTGAACATGGTGCTAATAGTGCGATTTATATAAATCCTTACGGGAGTGGTATATGATGTATAAAAAGTTTAGTGATGAATTGCGAAAGAGAATGACAACGATTCGGCATAAACATTATGCAAATGATACTATCTTTGCATATCTTGATCCGGGAGATGTTGATAAAATTGAATTTGAAGTAGCAGATGCATTTGAAGATGTATTACAAGCATTGGTTATAAATACAGCTGACGATCATAATACAAAAGCTACAGCACAGAGAGTTGCAAAGATGTTTGTGCATGAGATTTTTCGTGGAAGATATTACCCACCACCTGAAGTAACATCATTTCCAAACGCAAAAGAGTATGACCAGATTTATGTGTCAGGTCCCATAAGTATTAATTCAACTTGCGCACATCACTTCCAACCAATTACAGGACAAGCTTATGTTGGTGTGTTCCCGGGAAAGAGAGTAGTAGGTCTTTCAAAGTTTAATCGTATAGTAGATTGGATTGCATCAAGACCACAGATACAAGAGGAGATGACTGAGCAGATAGCAGACATGGTTGAGAAGGAAACAGAAGCACAAGGGGTGGCTGTTGTTATCAAGGCAGAACATTTCTGTATGACTGCTCGTGGTGTCAAAGAACATGAAAGTGAGATGATGACTTCCGTAGTTCGTGGAATGTTTCGTGATGAACCAGCAACGAAGGCTGAGTTCTTTTCACTTCTTAATAATATGAAAGGAATGAAAT